TATGAAACTCTCGTTGAAACCATCAACGACGTTTCCGCCCAGATCCACCGTAAGACTCTACGTGGTGGTGCTAACTTTGTCGTCTGCGGACCCGAAGTTGCCAACGTCCTTGAGTTCACCGCTGGGTTCCGTGCCTCTGTCACGGCTGATGACGAAACCGGTTCTATCGGTGCCGTCAAGGTTGGCTCGCTTACCAAGAAGTTCGATGTGATTGTAGATCCCTACTTCCTTCGTAACGTCATCTTGGTTGGTCGTCGCGGCTCTAGTTTCCTAGAGTCTGGTTATGTATACGCACCTTATGTGCCGCTACAGACCACGCCTACCATCTTTGGCCCGGAAGACTTCGTGCCCCGTAAGGGTGTCATGACGCGCTACGCCAAGAAGATGGTTCGACCCGATATGTACGGTCTTGTTATCGTGCGCGGACTCGTTGGTGAAGCCGGCGCAACTAGCTAATCACTAGTCGGTAGTTAAAAACAAGCCCTCCGTCATTTGACGGGGGGTTTTGTTTATATGGAGACTACTTACAGGTGAATCTTTATGATTCACCCGTGTTTAATGACATGATTATAAATGGAGGGTTATAAAAATGGGTACAAAAAGAGTAGGTCTCGCGAGAACCGAGGCATTGATTGAGAATTTAAAGAGAAATTTATCGTTGAGTTCTACAACTTTATCAAACGTAGGTGCAACTACATTTGCTAGCACTGTGCATGGAAACCGACGTAAGGTTAAAAATATTACGGCGGCTACTTCCATAGTTGCTGCTGATTCGGGTAAATTATTTGTATTTAATGATGCAGACGGCGCCATAATAACATTGCCGGATTCTGGTGCTGGCAGCATTGTTGGTGTTTACTACGATTTTTATATCAACGTTACCGCTACCAGTAACGCGCACAAGGTCATTTGTACAGATACCACCAATGAGAAACTCTTTGGGATGCTTCGCAACACAGATACGGACTCATCTGATGCAGCGGTGAACTTCGCCGCACTAACTGGTGACGGGTTTGATTTTATTGCTTGCAATGGTGGTACCACAGGTATTCAAGGTTCATCTTTCAGGTTAACATGTGTTGCCGCAGATACATGGAAAGCTGAAGGAGATATTCTTTCGACAGGATCACCAGCTACTTCATTCGGTTCCACCTGATAATTATCTATAAATAATATTTAGATTTATTATTGCTTAGGCCCCCCTTCCTTTATGGTTGGGGGGTTTTTGTTTAAAAACACCGATCTGCCGAAAAATACCGCCGGCAACTTTTTGAGATTTTTCGGTTTTGCAAAAATAAGACTATTTACTATACACCCAAGGAGTATACAATGGGAAAGAAACGAAGATTGATATCGGCTTATAAGAAATTTAAAGCCAAGCACTCAAACCATCCAGTAATTCTACATAATTTAGACGAAGCCGAAGAATTAAAGATAGAAGAACCAGTCGTTGAGGCAAAAGAGGAGCCAGTGATTGTAGAAGAAGAGAAAATCGAAGAACCTCCGAAGCCAAAGGTGAGAAAAAAGAGAGCCCCTCGAAAGAAGGCAACAAAGAAAGAAAAATAGATAACACATCTTTATTAAAGAACCCCCGGTACTGCTGGGGGTTTCTCTTTTTGTAAACTATTTACACTAGCGGGAGATCTACCGAATGTCAAAGCTAAGTCCTAAATCAAATAATAATTCAATAGTATTAACTTCAACCGGAAGCGTCACGGCTGTTGCTTCAGCAGTTCCATTTGGAATGTATACGGGCTCCATTGACTTTTTAAGCGGCGCAGCCCTACAAGTTAATTATGTCTATAAAAAGCTTGGTGGCGATGTTGTAGATTTTGAATTGACGCCGGCAAATGTCTATTCAGCCTACGAAGAGGCAGTCTTAGAATATTCATATATTGTTAATCTCCACCAGAGTAAAAATATATTATCAGATGCTTTGGGTAGTGCAACTGGCACTTTTGACCATTTGGGCAATATAAAGGGAAATGCGACATTATCTTCTAGTTTGGAAGGCGATCATGTAGCATTAAAGTACCCTAGAACCAAATTCTCTATTAGTAGAAAAGTCGGAGATGGACTGTCTTCGGTGGCTGGTTTTGGGGGGACCACTAGACAATATTCTGCCTCCTTTAGTCCAGCAACCGATCAGCAAGATTATGATTTGCAGACAATTATTGAAGATGCTGGTAGTTCGGGTACTGATGACGGCGGCAACGCGGTCGATTTCTCTGGAAAAATAAATGACAAGCGGGTCATAGTCACAAAAGTTTTTTACAGGTCCCCACGCGCGATGTGGCGCTTCTATGGCTACTATGGTGGAGTGGGTGTCGTAGGCAATTACTCAACATACGGTCAGTTCGCGGATGATTCAACATTTGAAATTATTCCGACGTGGCAAAATAAAATGCAAGCAATAATGTATGAAGATTCAATTTATACAAGAACTTCTCATTATTCATATGAGCTTAAAGATAATAGATTAAGATTATTTCCACCACCGAGTTATTGGGGGTTTGACGAGCAAGAACGAATTTGGGTGCAATTTTATGTTGAAGATGACATATGGGATGAAGCAGATCGGTATAAATCCGGCATTAATGGCATAAATAATATGAATACACTGCCATTTGATAATATTCCATATGTGAATATTAATGCAATTGGTAAACAATGGATTAGAAAGTATGCTCTTGCACTTTGCAAGGAGATGCTTGGACAAATTCGCGGTAAATTTACGACGATGCCGATTCCAGGCGAGAGCATTACATTAAATCACTCCGAATTGCTGTCCCAAGCCAAAGATGAACAGGAATCCTTGAAAACTAGCTTAAAAGAAATGCTTAAGGAAATGGAGTACACAGAATTAACTAAACTAGATAGTGAAAAAGCAGAGGCAGTCGCAACAACGTTTAAGAATTCACCTCTTCCAATATATGTAGGGTAATGATAAATGTCAAATGAATGGAAAAGACCAACCGAGGCGCCCCCACCCCTCTTTTTTGGCGAGAAAGAGCGCGACCTTGTTAAACAAGTCAATGATGAATTAATTGAAAAAGTTATTGGCCAACAGGTCTTATATTATCCCATTGATGTTGAAAGAACAAATTTTCATGAATTATATGGCGAGGCAATCGAAAAAACATATTTACCTCCCATAAGGGTTTATGCATTGGTTGAATTTACTGATTATTCTACCACATACATGGAGGGCATGGGAATTGATAAGTCCTGGGAAATTAATGTTCATTTTCACAAAAGAAGATTAGAAGAAGATCAAAATTTATATGTTCGCGAAGGTGATTTTGTTTTGTATGGAGAATATTATTACGAGATAGTTAAATTAGCAGAGCCTAAACTTTTGTTTGGTCAACCGGAGCATGCTTTTGAAATTTCTGCAAGATGTATGAGAGCAAGGAAGGGAATATTTGATGCTACCTGATAATTTTGATTTTGCAATGATGCCACCCGGCAATTATGATTTGAAAGAAGTGGGAATGCTTTCATCGACCATAGAGTCGATAGATTATGCTATGGTGTCATGGTTAAAAGAAGATTTAAGATTGAGCGCCAATACCAATGAAGGTTTTATTAAAGTTCCAGTGTTGTGGCAAACGCCCGAAAGAGCTTTTCAAATTAAAAATGAAAAATCTTTAAGAGATGACGCCGGCGCACTAAAATTACCATTAATTAGCGTCGAACGAACTGGAATTGTAAAAGATCCTGCGCGTAAAGGCTCATATCAGGCACATCTTTATTCTGAAGACAAGAATGGAAGAACTGGTCGTTTGGTTATAGCAAAAAAAATAGTTCAAGATAAAACACGCAATTTTGCTGTTGCAGATGGAACGCGCACGAATAGTGGCGGTAAATTACAGAAACATTTTCCAAGAACTAATAAAAAAGTCGTAATCAAAAGTCTTTCAATTCCCATTCCCGTGTACGTGAACATTGATTATAAAATTATTGTTAAAACGGAATATCAGCAGCAAATGAATGATTTATTGGCTCCTTTTATGACAAGAACAGGTCAAATTAATTCTTTTGTTATGTATCGAAATGGACACATGTATGAGGCATTTATAGATCAGGGCTTTGCCCACAATAATAATGTTTCAAACCTTGCTGAAGATTTGAGAATCTTCACATCGGAGGTTACTATTAAGGTTTTGGGCTATTTAATAGGCGAAGGCGAGAATGACGATAGGCCATTAGTGCGCGTTGATGAGAACTTTGTTAAGATTACCTTCCCCCAGGAGGGAATTGTTAAGGATGATGACGGATTCATGAATATTACATCCTGAAGTGAAAGTTCTCTTTTCTTCTACATTCACACGCCTTTTGAAGTTCAAAATACTATTTAAACTATGATTGGATCGCAATTAAATCCCATTATTTAGAGAGGAAAATCAAGAATGCCAGTAAAAAACTTTAAATTTGTATCTCCTGGGGTGTTTATCAACGAGATTGACAACTCCTTTATTCCAAAATCAGCCGAAGAAATCGGCCCAGTCGTTATTGGGCGATCTACTCGCGGCTTGGCGATGCAGCCTGTCAAAGTTCGATCTTATTCTGAATTTGTTGAAATGTTTGGAGATACTGTTCCTGGCGGTGGTGGTGGTGACGTTTATCGCGAGGGAAATTATCAATCCCCGATGTATGGAACTTATGCCGCAAAGGCATTTTTAAACGCAAACGTTGCTCCTCTGACATATGTTCGTCTTTTGGGTCAGCAAACAACTGCCGGATCAACCACTGCCGGCGCCGCAGCAGCAGGTTGGAAGACAACGAATTCCACTAGCGAAGTTCCCAGCAGCAATGGTGGTGCATATGGATTGTGGCTCTTCAATTCTGCTTCAGCCAATGAGCCGAATTTGTTTACAGGCAGCTTGGCTGCAATTTTTTATGTCGATGATGGTCAGGTTTATCTCAGCGGCACTGTTTACGGTGGTGGTGTTAGAATCGCCGGCGGTGGCGTCGGGCAGTCTTCAACGACCGGCGCATGCAATGTTATAATTGGAACCGATTCTAACAATCTTTTTACGGTCGTCATAAGCGGAAGCGCTCACGAAGATAAGGTTAAATTTGGATTTGATGATTCAAAAGATACATTTATCCGCAAGAGATTTAATACAAATCCGCAGTTGATAAGCACACCTGGAACTTTTTATCCTAACCTTTCTGCAAGGGATTATTGGCTTGGTGAGACCTATGAACAGGAGCTTCGCGATAGGGGTCTCACAACTGCCTCTGTGGGCGTTATGATGGCAATTCAGAATGGCACCAATGGTCCGTTCGATGTGGAATCAAACGCATCTACCGAAGCAAAAGCTGGATGGTTTATTGGCCAAGATCTTGGATCGTCTACCAATTACGCTCCTTTTAACGCACAGAGACTCTTCCGCTTTGTTGGAAGGGGTCACGGCGAGTGGCTACACAAGAACTGCAAAGTTTCAATTGAGAAGGTTAGACAATCCACAACGACTGCTACTGATTATGGTACTTTCTCGGTTGTTATCAGAGATCTTCACGATACTGATAATAATGTAGTTGTATTAGAGAGATTTGATAATTTGAGTCTCGATCCTACTTCGCCAGATTTTATTGCGCGCAAGATTGGCGATATGTACAATTCTTGGAATGCAAATGAAAAAAGGCTCAAAAGCTATGGTGAATATCCAAATCAATCAAAGTTTATTT